ATACTCTACGTTCTGGCGCTCTTTGAACTCGATAGATAATGATAGAGTCTTCTAATAATTCTTTTTGCTTGTATACTTTAAATACAGGCTCTAGCATACTTGTGCCGAAAGGCCAGTATTGATCGATACCTTCACTTAAAGAAATATGAATAACATGCTTGGCATCAATTGCTGTTGATGTTTGGTCGTCAGCGAAACGTGAACCAGGCGATGAGCCTGCCGCGAATCCCTGTGACTGACCAGATGTGCTTGTAGGAATACCCATTTGTTGTGTACCAGTCTGTGATAACTTCACAGTATCAGCAGTGATATTAAGACTTTGCATATTGATATCTAAATCTCTGATATAATACGCTTCTATCTTCTTACCTTTGCCTTCGTTTACAACAACTTTTTCAACTTTTGCTGGATTGACCCAATACAATTTATATGTCTCTGGGTCTCTTACGAATAATTGGTCACCGTATTTCACTGTATTTCTAAAAATTCTAAAAATACGTTTGTTCATTTCGTTCATTGTACACCATTGGCGCAATGATTTTTGAAGAACTTCGTTTTCTGTAAATGATGGGTCATCATTAAATTGTACAGAAAATGGTAATTTTGTAGTCTCACTGAACAACGTAGAAAATTCTGCGATAGTATCTAATGCCGCATTAACCTCTGAGTCCATATCCATTTGGTCATATTGACCATAACGTTGAGCCCTGTTTGGTTGTCCCATATACACTTCTGGCAACCAACTGCTATATTTCGAGCTAGATGCATTACCGGCGACAGAGTTGCCACTTTCAGATGGACGAACTGGAGCGCCGTCGTATGGTTTAAAGTACTTTTTCCAAGTCATAATTTATTCCTAATTTTATATATAATAACATATTCTGTGTTCATTGTCAACCGTAATACCATTTATTTGTCGAGATTGTCGATGAGAATTATGAGTTTTCCAAGAACTTGAGCTTGAATAGTGAAATTCTCCTGATTCAACTTCTTCTGTTCCTCTGTTGCAGTTTCAGCCGCTATAGCGTTATACTGTTTCAGTTCTCTCAATTCTTTTATTAAGGTACTTTCGTATTCGTTTCGTTCTGCCGCAGTCTTGCCTTTAAGTGATTCTTCTGATAAATTTGTTAATTCAGCCTCTTTACTCGCAATCATGTCTGCTACGTATTTTGCTGGACCCAAACTATCTCTTAAAGGTTGCTTTCGATTTCTTACTATCTCATTCTCTTTGATATGTACCGTACTACGACCACTAGTCTTTGTGTCCTGGTCGCTTAACGCAGTTAAACTCATAAACTTCTGAGTATTGAGATATGCACTATGTGTGTCAATTTCTGCTTGTGCATCTGCTAGTGCAATCTCATATTTCGATTTGCCACTCCACATGGTTTTACCCATAGCTGTCTTTTGTTCATCAGTGTAATTTAATAACTCTTCTTTATCACCTTTTGCCAGATTTAGTTTTGTCTGAGTGCCAACCATCGAATCTTTAGTAAATAAATCCATCGTTTCTGTTAAGCCCGAAGTGACCAGTACGTCTTTGGCTGTTGCAAGATCAACAAGCGTACTAATCGCACCACCGTAAGCAGTGAGAGTTAATGCGGCTTGCCTAGCAAATGCTCTGTTTACTTCAGTAAGGTCTTTCAAGTTCTCGGTGAAGGCGGGCATTAATGTAGACATTGACTTCTCTGCTAACACTGTGGCTTCGTGAATCTGTTCTCTTGCGGCAGTTGCTACTTTGTCATTTGCATCACCACCTGAAATACCCTTATTAGCATCAATCTGAGTCTGTGCCGCAGATCGGACTGCGCCAAGAATTGCTGCCATATGTTTATCAGCGACTAATTGTATTTGAACACCAGCCTGAGATGCATATGCTGTTAGTTCTTCAGAGAATTTCGGAAATTCTACCGCCATGAAATCTTGGAATTGTGCATTACCACCAGTTTCTAATTTTGCTGCCGCCTCGTTGACGAACTTTATAACTTCAAGACCCATGCCTGAGCCTGATAAATTTTGATACTCATCTGATTGTAAGAATGCTTGTGATGAACCAGAGGCAAGTCTTGCTGCCAAGGCTTCTTGCATTGGACCACCTTGTGCGCCCATTGACTTCATGCCTTCCATTACTGCTTTTCTCTGCTCTTCTGGAAGAGTTGCTAGTAGTCCTGCTTGATCTGGTGATAAACTCTTCTGCATCAATTCTGCAGCCTCTTCCATTGAGACCTTCAATACGTTTGCAGTCATCTGGACGTTAGACATGAAACTTTCCATTCCCGATGTCAATTGTGAATCTGTTTTACCCCTAAGTTGTCCCGCTGATCTTAATGATTCTAAATACTGTCCAGACATGTTAGCAACTTGTCCAAAATCCATACTAAATCGTTCCATTAATCCTGCGCCATGTTTCATGCTTGGATCTGCCATTGCATTTGCAAACTTTAATGTACTCTCTACCCCTTTAACACCAACTGCTTTAGAAAAACTCTTCGTAAATTCTGCCGCTTCGCCAAAAGTAAAACCAGTATCTGAGATTGTCTTAGCAATACTAATGAAACCCTGTTGTGCTTCGCCTAATCCTGCCATCAAACCAGATTGACGAATCTGTGCTGCCATATCAAATCGTTCGTTATAACCTGATTCCAATGCCGCTTGAGTTCCATCTGCAAGTACCAGAACTGACCCGGCAATTTTTGCAACAGTTTTCACCATCTCTTTATTTTTCTCACTTCTCATACTCTTGGCTGCTGCCGAGTCTGCATCTGACTGAGACATGCCAGATTTCATTAATTGGTTAGAAATTGATGCTCTTTTTTGTTCATTCTGGTCGTTCTTGCGAACTTGGGCTAAGAGTCTGTCAGTTGACCCAATCATTCCCTTCAAATGAACTACTTGTTTCTTATCGTTAGCATCCTCTTTTTGTGCGGCTCTCTCTGTTGCACTTTTAGTTCCTTTTGCAACTTGAGTCTGACTCTTAATTAGACTTGAAATTGTCTTTAATTCTGCAGGTGAAGGTTTGACATCATTTGCAATCGCTTTCAACAGCGATAACATGCCAGAATTCTGCGAAGTCGATTGTTTCATCGATGCTTCTATTTGCTTTTGAGTTGCTTCTTTAGACCAAGTGTCTACCGAACCATCTATGCCAATAATATGTACGTCTTGTGTGCCTTCAGCCATTGATCTTCTCTATTCTGTTATATTATAAAACTTCGTAGTTATTAAATAAGATAAATAATTATAGTAGTAGTTATTCTATACTTAATTACGTAACCTATATATCATAGTGTATTTATCAGAGGACACAAAATGAACGACAATCCATTATCAAAGTACTTTAGAAAGCCAACAATCTATGTACAAATTCCAACTGGGGGCAGATTCAACCCGGAAATCCCCAAAACTGTACTGGATGAGGTTCCTATCCTTCCCATGACCGCAATTGACGAGATATCAATGCAAAATCCCGATGAACTTCTTAACGGAGAAGCGTTAGTCAATCTTATTTCAAGTTGTGTACCATCTATTCCTAATCCTAGGAACTTATGTAATATTGACGCAGAGTTATTATTCTTAGCAATCAAATACGCAACCTATGGTAAGAACGTAGAACACTTACATACGTGTACTGAATGTAAAGAACAAGCAGAATATAACATAGATATAAATAATATCCTTGATAAATTTCCAGAAATAGGCGACATCGATCCAATTATATATGAAGATTTAAAAATTTATATAACTCCTCCGAAACTGGAAAGCATGACGAGATTAGCACTAATTGAAGTTGAACAGGCTCGTATATTATCTAATATCCAATCAACGATAGACGATGATGGAGATGAAATTGAGATGGCAAAGCAGTTCGCCATTAGTTTTAGAAAGGTATCAAAACAGAATATAGATCTATTAACTAGCTCAATAGATAGAATCGAAACACCAGATGGTGTAGTAACTGATCGCGATTCTATTATAGAATTTATGAACAATACGCCAGCAAAAACTGTCAAAGAAGTAGATACTAAAATATCATCAATAAGTACTACACCAAATGACTTGACATCTTTTGAGTTTGTATGCGAAGCATGTGAACACAAAGATAATGTAACTTTTGAAATGAACCCTGTAAATTTTTCCTAAGCTGGTTAAAGTCCGCCAGCGCGGAAGATATAACAAAAAAACAAGAGACTTATACAACAAAACTTGAAGAACTACATAAAACCTTGTTAAAACTAACTTGGTATATGAGAGGAGGGGTGAGTATAAGTGAACTCCACGAAATGCCAGTAAATCACATCGATCATCTCAACGAAATAGTAGGTGAGAATTTTGAGATGAGTAAAAAGGCGGGTGTTCCCATACTTTAAATTTAATTTAAAATAAAAGTACAAAACCACTTGACTTGTATAACTAACTATGATAAGATGCTTGTTATAACTAATATAAATCATATCAAAACTAATACAAGTTCTAATACAAATCCCCACAGCACTAATATATAATATCTAAATTCTAATAAAAAACTAATATGGCAATCATAGTGGAACTGTTAGTCGGAAAGCCGACTCGGGATTGAGGGCGTATGTGAACCATACGTTCGGACAAGTTGGGTGAACTCCGACACTGCTTCTCGTTAACCACAAAATTGTTTACAACACAAAACATCCAGTACTCTAAAGGTACGTGGGTGACTAGTATTTACCGTACAGAAATGTACACACCGCTGATAGATATATTACTATCGACTTTGATTAAATTTTGTTCTATGTGGATTAATCAAGGTGCCGTTGAGACGCAAGTCGCAATACTAAGTTAAGAGGGAATCGTCAACCGACCTCGCCATTACTAGTGGCTAACTTAGACATAGAAGTCTGATGAACTAAACAAGTTTTTGCTCATTTTACACGTTGTCCTTCTAGGAGGGCAATTGTGTCTTCCAAACCAACAAGTAATTAAAAGATATATGGTATTATAATATTATTAATAATATGTTTGGAAGAGAATTAAATGACGAAATAAATCTTCTTTGAGTGGAAACGAAAAGAAATTTATAAGTTATTAGGTCTTTAGACCTATTAGTATAACTATATATGAGAGATATGATTAATGGCGAGTGATAGTAAATGAGTTGGACGTATAACAATATAGTAGTGAATGAATTACCTGAAGATGCTGAGGGATTTGTGTATCTGATTACCAATCTTTCTAATGACCGCAAATACGTAGGTAAAAAACTTGCGAGATTTAAGACTACTAAACCTCCACTTAAAGGAAGAAAGAACAAAAGACGTGGTACTAAAGAAAGTGATTGGAGAACCTATTGGGGATCATCGGATCACTTGAATGCGGACGTGTTAGAATTCGGCGAAGATAACTTCACTAGAGAAATTTTGTGTTATTGTCCGAGTAGAGGAATACTAAGTTACATGGAAGCGAAAGAACAGTTTGACCGTAAAGTATTAGAAACTGACGAATACTATAATGGTATTATTAACGTAAGAATAGGAAGTTCAAAATTACTTTCTGAACATCTACAGAACCTTAACCAAAAAATATAGGCCCCAAGAGCCATTGGTATATTCCCAGTATATCAATTCCCAAGAAAAACAAATTCTGTACAATCATAGGTTTATCTTTTACTTTGATGAAAGCATAAAGTATGATACAGTGTCCCATCGCAAATAATGGAAACGCATATTTAGATTCAGGTATATTAAACGATATCAACACACCTGCACATACAAACATTGCTGTCGCAATCCACTTCATCTTATCAATAGTAATCATGTTACACTCTCTTTGTTATGTTATTATTTAGTCACCCAAAAAAAAGCCCAACAAGAGTATGTCGGGCTTTTCTGTCGTACTCTCTATCAACATGGAGGTACTTTATTTTAGTGTGGTACTCTCTTGTTGTATAGAGTTATTAATGAAACTAGTGCCTGTGAGAGAGGTTTAGAGGAGACAAAAGTATCATCAATGTAGATATCATAACATAAAGAAATGATAAAGTCAAGCTTTTTACATATTATTTTTCTTATCTTGAATTTCTGCTCTACGGACCTTAGTAAGTTTACCAATGTCGCCTAATGCTTTTCGGGCACGAGCGGCTGATGCTTTCACACCTTTTTCTTCAAACTTGGTTGCTTCTGCTAAGTACTCTTCTACTGCGTTTAAAATATCCTGATGTACATTACTCATTGTATTACTCCTAAGTGTTATTAATGGCGCTTTCCTCTTCATGAGAAAAACTTGTGAAACCATTTTCTTTTATTACATTAAGGACACTTGAAACGCGCCCTTGTAATTCGTCTTTGTGTGATATCAAATACACACTTCTATTTCCATCTCTTACCATCTTTTTAAGAATAGCAAGTGATGACTCGACACCGTTCGTGTCCATTCCGCTATCTATCAATTCATCGACAAACAACACGTTAATTGTGCTGTATAATGACTCGAATATGTCACGGAAACTCCAACTTAAACCTAATATAAGTCGGTTTCTTTCACCCCTAGATAAGTTATCGAAGTCTAAGTCTCTGCCAAGTTCAGTAATTTCTACTGACAAATCGCTTTGAAATACAACATCGTGTGGTAATCCCAACTTATCTAAGTAATATGCTAGACGGGAATTCAAGTAACTTAAATTCTGGTCTATAATCTTCTTACGAATGAAACTATCTTTGTTAGTTAGTAATTTCATCAAAAACTCTTGATGGTCACGTAAAGAAACTAACGAAGCCATATGTCCGTAATCTATTTCTTCAAGTGCGCCTTCTCTCATATCATTGATTTGGTCAGTGTATGGGTCTTCAGTGTTCTTATTGCTTTCTACCTGCTCTATCAACTTCGCTACAGAATTTTGATGCTCATACGCATCGGATAATGTATCGTAGAATGTCACTGGTTTAGTACCAGTTTCGCCGATTGATTCAATTAAAGAATTATGTTCTAAAAGAGAAGTGCTATTAGTAAGTACTTGTGATTCTGCTTCATGTTTCTGTTCGTTTTTAGTACCAAGAATTTCTTCTTGTTTAGAATCGTGAATATCTTGACCACAACTGTGACACTTATGATCTTCAATAGACTTGATTTCTTTCTCAAGACGATTGATTAGTGTAACTTGTTTCTTACTATCTGCTTCGATACTTGTTATCCAAGTATTTGCTTGTTTGATACTCGCTACGTTTTCAGAATAAGTTGCCAATAGAGTATGATTCTTCAATTCAGATTCAATATCAACGTGAGACAATGCCGACACACCTGCTTCTAATGTTTCTAAGTCTAATGTTTGTTTATTAGTCCAAACACGCTGTCTGCGTTCGATGTCTTTAATACTTTTTAGTATACGTGCGTTAGTATCTTCAGATGCCTTTAACGTATACTCTTCTTCTTTTATCTGTTCTTTAGTATTCTTTGTTATCTCTTTTAACGTTTCTGCTTTACGAGATAACTCAGTGATTCCTAATAACTCTTCGATCAGTTCTCTTTGGTCATTAGCACGTAATGATAAGAATGGTTCAGTGTATGTATTAAGAGCAACGATGTGCTTAAACATAGCGTGAGAAACACCGATGATGTTCTCTACTTCAACTTGAGTCTGTCGCATTTCACCTTGAGATGCGTTAATTACTTCGTTAAGTTCTGAACCATCTCTTAGAAAATGAAATACATTTGGTCTACGACCACGTTCAATGCGATAATCATGTCCGTTGAAAGTAAAGTCAACAGTGACCATCATACCTTTAGAGTTCGTTTTGTTAATTAAGTTATCTTTACGAATGTTAGTTAATGCGGTTCCGTATAATCCATAACTTAATGCGTTGATGATGGTAGTCTTACCTGTTCCATTACGAGAACCATCACCGCCTAAGTCTATGTTGTTACCTAGAACTAATGTTAAATCT